GCGAGAAGGTTATTTCCAGAGTCCGTCGATCGAACACACCAACGGGTACATGATCTCGAAAGGGAGTGGCCAGTGGGGAGTGGCGTCGATCGACCCCGAATCCATTTATCGTCAGATCCACGAGCAGTGTAATACTGAACTGTGGCGTCACATGCCCCTCGAGATGTTCTCGGGTGAGGCCGCCCAGCAGTCCATGTACACTTACAACGAGGACTTCTTCCTGGGCGATTTCGTGCAGATCCAGAATGAGTTCGGGCAGCAGGACATCGCTCGGGTGACTGAGTACATTCGCACATCCTCGGACTCAGAGGGCGACGTCTTCTACCCAACGTTCGAGTCCTTGTCCGATATTCAGAAGTCGAAACCGGGGTTGAACATCACATGACAGAGAAATCAGGATTCTTCGTCTCCATCAATGGGGACCGGAAGTACTCCGCTGACGACTTCGGCCGAATGTTCGACGGAGTCATCTCGGACGGTATATTCCAGAACTGGGGGCGAGGCTACCAAGTAGCCAAGGGCTCCGGACGAGAGATCATCGTACAGTCTGGCCGCGCCTGGTTCAAGGGGCACTGGATCGAGAACGACGCAAACAAGGTCTACGCACTCACCGAGGGTGCTACGGACGGCGATCGTTACGACGCCATAACCCTCAGGGTCGACAAGACTCCCAGCGTTCGCTCCGCCGGTACTCGTGTTATTCAGGGAACTTCTGGCGGCGGTGTTCCTCAGCCGACTCAGACGAATGATACCTTCGAAGTCATCATCGCCTATATTCGGGTCCCCAGGGGAGCCAAGACGAACACGGACTTCGAAGTCACGGACTGCCGCGGTAGGGTTGGTGCTCAGTATGCTCAGTGGGCTCAGAGTGTCATGCAGCCCAAGCAGATCACTCTGAACAACAAGAACGATTTCCTCAACGCCTTCAACAACGACCCGAATCTCAAGCGAGTCATTACTCGCGGCAACAACCTGGGCAGGGTCATGACGCCAGCCCAGAAGGCAGCTATTCGAAACGGGACGTTCGACGGTTTGTGGTTGGGCGACTACTGGCAGTACAACGATAATTCCTGCAAGTGGATCATTGTCGATTTCGACCGGTGGCTGGACTACCCGAATGGTGAGAATCAGCATCGCATTACGGTCATGAGCGACCGCAACCTCGGAATCGACAACATCGGCGAGTCTGGATGGTGCGAAAACGGCTGGAACGGCTCCAAGATGCGAAGGGACTATGCTAACGGCATGGTGCGCTTCGCCACGCTTACCCAGGTCTTCGCCATGTCAGACTTCCGGACGTTCCCTGTTATGGAACCGCACGGGTATGAGAACACGGGTAACGCCTGGGAACGTACCGAGAAGGACTGGAACTGGGAGTACCCGCAACTCACCATTCCGTCCGAGTTCGAGATGTTCGGCTCATATCTTGTGCACAACCGTATCAACGGTGACACTCACACTATCGGCCCCATCTCGCGTCAGTTCTCGTATTTCCGTGTTGGCAACCCGATTCCGACCCCGGGCGAGTCCTTCTGGCTCCGGGATCAAATCTCTAAGGACTACTTCGGCCTTTACTACGGCGACCAGCGTCGGATAACGTGGGCCCAGTGGACTGAGAAGTACGGGGTGCGCCCAATCGTTTCTATCGGAGGCTAAATGTCTCATACTGTGGAGCTGGTGATCACCATATTCGGCTCCGTTCTCACCAGTACTGGTCTCTGGGCGTATCTCCAGAAACGCGCGGAAAGGCATGATGCCAAGACGCAGCTAATGTTGGGTCTAGCGCACAACCAGATCGTGGCTATGGGAACCGCATATCTGTCCCGTGGTTACATCACCATCGATGAGTTTGAGGACTTACAGAAGTATCTGTATCAGCCCTACCACACTTTCGGCGGAAACGGGACTGCCGAAAAGGTAATGGACGCCGTAAACCGGCTTCCGATCCATTTTCCTGACACCCGAAGAAAGGACAAGCGCTATGTCGCTGTCGAATCAGACCTACAACACTCTGAAGTGGATTGCTCAGATCCTGCTTCCTGCCCTCGCCACCCTGTATCTTGCCCTGGCGGGTCTCTGGGGTTTCCCCCACACTGAGGCGGTTGTGGGTACCATCACCGCTCTCGACACTTTCCTGGGCGCTCTGCTCGGGCTTGCAGCAAAGAACTACGAGCCCGAGGTAGACGGCGTACTCCATGTGGACCACAAGAACCAGGAGGTCTACGCCGCTCTGGAGACCCCCGCTCAGGACATGACCAAGAAGGACACGGCCACTCTGAAGGTCTCCGAGGTCTGACGATCCGCGGGATCGACATGGTCTATAATGATACCCCTCATTTGAAAGGAATACCATGTCCGACAACAAGCCGAACACCAAGAAGGCCCTCGAAGAGGCTTACGCTTTCATCGACGGCATGGATCCCGACAGTGAAGCCTATCGCGAAGCTCTCCGCAGCATCAAGGAGCTTGAGCAGATTCAAGACGCAAAACACCGTCGTTTCTGCCCCAGCCCCGATGCTGTGGTGGGCGCCGCCGGCTCCATCCTCGGAATCCTCGCCATCGTGAAGGCTGAGCAGATCTTCCCCGTCGCCTCCAAGGCACTCGGATTCGTCGCCAAGATCCGCATCTGAGACACGAAAGACCTAGGACCCCACAAGGGTTCTAGGTTTTTCCAAAAAGTTCTGATTTTCGAAATCCAAAAATTCCCGGGTGGGAAAATTGGAACGCGGATTTTGCAAGCCCTATAACGAGACCCCTCACGAAAGGAATTCGCCATGTCTAGCCTCTTCATCGCATTCGGTTTCATCTCCTTCGTCATGTTTCTGTACACCGTCTACTCCCAGGCTCAGCAGATCAAGGCACTCAAGAAGACCGTCCGCCACCAGCGGCATCTCCTTAAGTTTACCTCGACTCCGTCCGCCCAGGAGACCGACAATGTAGAGAAGTATCTCGAGGAAGATTGGGCCGAGATCGAGAAGATCTTCCGACAGAACTCTGCCAAGAAGTGACTCTCACTCCTAGAACCTTCACGGGTTCTAGGTTTTCGCAGAATCAGCAGGGCATATAATGAGACCTATAGACCGAAAGGACCGATCATGCTGATCTCCCGCCTCGTCGAGAACCTTGTCAAGTCTGTCATCTACTGCGTTGGCATTTACGCCATCGTCAAGTGGGTGCTCTCCCGCTACAAGATCTCGAAGCAGGATTTCACCACCCCTACCAACATCGACCAAAGTCTCTGATACCCTCCTAGAACCCAACCCGGGTTCTAGGTTTCTCGGCAGAAAGGAACGCTCATGGACCCCAATGACTTCGATCTGAAATTCAGTGAACCGGATCCGGTTACCAACACGCAGAAAGTCACACTCACAGTCCCCGACCACGTCGACCCGATGGTTGCCAAACAGATGCTCAGCAATGCACTCACGGATCCGGTCGCCGTTGAGACCTGGCGAGTAGAACTCAGCAAGATCGAAAAGGAGAGCAAGTGAACCTCGCATTTGTCAAAGCTACCCAGGACTTCGTCGTACGCAACTCACACCATATCCTCACCGGATTGGCGCTGTTGGGCCTTGGGGCGTCGGTCGCTCTGAGCGTCCATGCGGACCGCCAGATGCAGGAGTGGGATATCGACGACTTCAAGCGCCTCACCAAGGAGCAGCGAATCAAGATCTACGCTAAGGTCTACGCCCCTCCGGCCATCGCTATATTGGCTACGGGCGCTTGTGTCATCGGGGCTCACAGCATCTCGGTCAAGCGTGAGTCGTCCCTGCTTCTCGCTTACGAGGGCACGCGCCAGGTGTACGACCGGTATCGCGCCTCAGTCCAGGATCGCCTAGGTCCGGAGGAGAAGACAATCTCCCAGAATGCCGCGTCCAAGATGGATCCATATCCTCGTGACACGGCTGTGGTTTGCGGCGAAGGCGACGTCCTATTCTACGACGCCTACAGCGGCCGTTATTTCAAGTCCACCGTTAACAAGATCGACCGCGTCGTCAATGAACTGAACTACACGCTCCTTCGTGAGATGTGTGTCAGCCTCAACGAGTTCTACGCCGGCATCGGCCTCGAGGGTATTTCCTTGGGCGACCAGCTCGGGTGGAATGAGCAGAGGCAGATCGAGGTGCACTACGGCGCCCAGGTCTCGGATGACGGAAAGGCTGTCGTGGTCGTTGATTTCGTCGTCGAGCCCACGGAGAAGTGGTTCAAGCTTTCGTGAAAGGAGCACCGCCTATAACGAGACCCATCTAGAAAGGAATGACCATGAGTTTCAAAGAGACCACCGGATACAAGGTCGTATCCCTTGTTGCCTCGACATCCGCCAGCATTACCGCCGGTGCCGTTGTCGGCGCTCTCTGCCCTCCAGCCGGAGTGGTATTGACCGCCATCTACGGCGTCGGCAGTAGTGTCCTCGGCACATATGTCGGTGACAAGGCCGGACGACAGTACGCCGAGACCCTTGCCGAGACCATCGACTCCATGAAGACACCTCAGACCAACTAGACCGCCATGCCCTCCAACAGAGGGCATAGGCTTTCGCAAATTCTGCACGCACTATAATGAGACCCCATCAACTCGAAAGGAACTCTCATGTCCGAGAACACCGCTCCCACCGTTGTCGAGCACTCCGAGACCGTTGAAGACGAGACCCCCATCATCGCCGTCAACTGGACCAAGCTCGGTGCCGTCGCCAAGAAGAGTGCGCGTTACGTGCTGCCCGCCGCAGCCGGTTTCGCCGCGCTCGTCCTGGTGAAGGCCCTTGCTAACTCCAGCGACAGTGACGACGAGGCTCCCGCCATCACTGACTCGGACGCCGACGTCGTGGACGCTGAGCTCGTCGAAGAGACCAACGACTGATCCTACTCACCCCTAGAACCCAACACGGGTTCTAGGTTTCTCATTTTCAGAAAGGAACGAACGATGGAGCTTCAGGCGGCCGTGGTGGTTACCCTCACCGATAATGGCAAGACAGTCAAGCGCGTCATCCAGAAGAGCGACAAGTTCGACGAAAAGACCTCGTGGGACCATATTGTCAAGCAGACCAAGTCGCTCGCAGCCACTACTCTCAACTCGATGGACTGAAAGGTATATCCATGATCAAGATGAACGTCAGCGCCGAGACCTTCGACGGCGAAATGGTTACCGAGACCCTCTGGTTCCACATGAACAAGGTGGACCTGATCGACCTCCAGGAGTCGGAGCCGGGCGGGTTCACTGACACGCTTCAGGCATTCATGTCTCGCAAGCCCGAGGACTGGACCACGAAGGACAAGTTCAAGCTGTTCGACTACTTCCGCACCATCGTTGACAAGGCCTACGGTGAGCGGTCGTCTGACGGCAAGCGATTCAGCAAGTCGCCGGAGATCCTCGCCCGCTTCAAGGACAGCATCTTCTACGACGAGTTCGTCCTGAGCCTCCTGGAGGACGAGAAGAAGAGCATCAAGTTCTTCAACGGCGTTATGCCCAAGGCGCTCCTCGACCAGGCCAAGAAGGAGCGGCCGGACGTATTCAACCAGATCGAGGCCTGAGAAACCCGAGCGGGGCCCTGGGGAGACCTGGGGCCCCGCATATCAGAAGGAGCGAACATGACCGATAACGTACCCGTGCGTGGGGATTTCCCCTCCAACTCACGGAAGACCAAGCCTGCCGTCGAAAGGGTCGTCAAGACTCCGGCGCGCATCGACCAGGGCAGTCTCGGCAAGCAGGCGCTCCAGGCGTTCTTCGCCGAGGACATCAAAGAGGTGGGTCAGTACCTCCTCTGGGATATTGCCCTGCCCAGCATCAAGAACGCTGTGAGTGATATCTTCACCTCTGGGATCGACCGTCTGCTCTTCGGAGGCGACGGCGGTCCTCAGCGATCTCGCAGTAACAAGACCTACACCTCATATTCCAATCGGACTTACGGACGTCGTGAGACTCCAACCGAGCGGACGTACACTCAGAGGGACCGTCGGGAGCACAATCTCGAGTCCATCATATTCGCAACCCGTAGTGAGGCCGAGGATGTTCTGAATCACCTGATCAGCATCTGCGACCAGTACGACGTGGCGACCGTGGGAGACCTGTACGGCATGGCCGGCATTTCCCAGTCGTACACTGACGAGAACTGGGGATGGCGGGATCTCCGAAGCGGACGCGCTGTCCGTTCCCGCAATGGATACATTCTCGATCTACCGAAACCGGAGGACGTCCGATGAACGACGAAGAGATGACAACCGTCTACGGTCTCACATCTATCTTTCTCACCGTTTTCATTCTTCTACTCATCCTCGCCGGCCTGGGCTCCCTGCCGGTCTGGGTCATATTCGCAGGTCTGTTGGTCATCAACGCCATTCTTATCTCAGCGATCGTGAACGACATAAGGAACAACAAATGAGCGTCGAGCAGATGCGCGACAAGTTGCGCAAAGCATACGGAGGATCGGCGGCGTGGGTCGCCAAGGTTGACCGCATGAGTGACGGTCAGGTAATCGCAGTCTACAAGAGCCTTAACGAAAGGAAGTATTTCGCATCATGAGCCTTACTGTTATTTCGCGCCTCGCCGGCAAGGGCGCTCTCATCGTCTCCAAGCACGCTCCCGCCATCCTGACGGGGCTGGGGATCGCCGGCTTCACCGCAACCGCAGTCCTCACGGCCAAGCAGACGCTTAGCGTTGGCGAGGTCACTTGGGAGGACCTGAATGAGCTGTCGACAGTCAAGGCGGCTGAGGATGAGGAGAAGTTCGAGAAGCGGGATATTCAGATCGCCAAAGCCCGTGCCTGGGGCAACCTGACGAAGCACCTCCTCAAGCACTACGCCCTGCCGCTGAGCCTGGGGACGGCCTCCGCCATTTCTCTGATCCTGGCGCACCGCATTTCCGCACACCGGATTGCGGGTCTGTCCATGGCCTACGCCGGTCTCGAGGAATCCTTCCGCAACTACAAGGACCGCATCGAGGAGGGCTTCGGCAAGGAGGAGACTGAGCGTATTCTCGCCGAGGCTGACGCCAATGCCCTTGACAAGGCGAAGATGGACTACTACAACGAGACGGGGCGCGAGTTCCAGCTCAAGCCTGAGGAGTTCATGCGTGAGCTCGGCGTCTCGCCATACGCTGTCGTATTCGACCAGAACGCGAAAGCCTGGGAGGGGAACGAGGACTACAGCCTCATGATCCTCCACGCTCAAGAGAACTACGCTAACGACATCCTGCGGACTCGTGGATATCTGCTCCTGAATGATGTATACAAGGGCCTCGGGCTGCCTCCGACCTCTGCCGGTTCTGTGGTCGGCTGGGTCTACGATAACGAGGACGGTGACGGCATCGTTGAGTTCGGCAACTTCGAGGTATTCAACTACCGCGACTACGACCCAGTCCTCGGACGTGAGGTCACCAAGTTCGTCCTCGACTTCAACGTCGACGGCGTTATTTATGACCAGATTGACAGGGTGGCAATTCGATGAGGGTAGCACTTCTGATCCTGGTCGGTTTCGCCATCGGTCGAGCAACTAAACGAAAGGGACGCAAGTGACACTACTACCGGCGCTCGTCGTCGGTCTTACGGCGACATTTCTTGCCGTACAGGACTTGAAGAGCGAGAAGAAGGAGCCTGAGGAGAAGGCTGTAGAAACTCTGGACGAGGTCCAGGAGACACCAGAAGAGAAAGCGAAGCTGATGGACGAGTATGAGGAGATCGTCAACGACGAGTATCTCAACATCACCATGGAGGATGACCTCTCCGAGATTATGGGGGAGGATTTCGAGGAAGAGGACGACGAGGAGGTTGCGGAGGGCGATACCATCCGAGCCATCTCTGAGCAGGAGTACGACGAGGGCGCATTCGGATTTGAGCGCGTCGACTTGATGTATTTCGTCGACGACGAGGTTCTCTGTGACACGGACATGATCACGATCGAGAACAAAGACGAGTGGCTCGGCGATGTCGATCTCATACTCGGACCTGATGAGATCACGGTCATGTGGATCCGCAACTTCAACCTCTCCTACGATATTCGCCTCGAGGTTGTTGAGGACTCGTACTCAGGATCCCGCTGATGGAAGACGAGTACTTCGACTTCCTAGTCTCATTCTTGGGGGAGGACGAAAACCAGCTGCCGAGCATGTTTGACAGCTACTTCCTCCTGATGAAGCTCTACCGTACCGAGTTCCGCTACTCTGCCATGATGGACCGCAATCGGGACATGGATGGTCG